TTAAATCCACAACACTCCTTGATTAGTTCGACTTGGGTGTGGTGGCGCTGGTTTTGTTTCCCCCGGTGCTACAATGATTCTGTCTACTGTTTCGTGCGTGGCAAAAGTACAACTGCAATTTATATTCTGACACTGGTGATAACGCTCTTTCGTTTTTTCACTCAGGTAACGACTTGACCTAGCATGTGCAGCGGTCTGACAAAGCGGGCAATGCATCATATCGGTGTCCCCTCCTCTCTCTGCTTATGCAAAGATGATAGCACTACAAGCGTACACAAATCATCTATAAGTGAATTTATTACCAATAATTAACTTTAAGTTAATCTCACTCAGCCTCATAAGTGACATCCGACAACAACACTTCGAGAGACAATTGGGTGGTGTAGCCGCTGTTGCTCAGGCTGTGCGTTACCTTGCTGATTATCCAGCTCTGTTGGTCTATCACCGATTTAAAACCATTGACCACGACAGGGGTTTCAGGAAATAAATCAGCGCGCCCCATAGCAAGGGTGATAGAGAACTCAGCAACACCGCGCTGTAACCTCTCCCATTTAGACTGAGCGGCGCGCATGGCGGCTTTTTGCGTGGCGTAAACCGTGGTAATAGCAAAAACGTTATCTTCTGACCCCACCAGATAATCCCCTTGTTTTTCCTCCACCGGCTTTTTCACTGCTGCGGCTTTGGCGCGGGTCGGTTTGGCTTTGGGGTGTTCCAGTGCGCGGAGCTGTTTAAACTTAGGCTTTCGCTGCAACTTAACCTTTTTCGGCTTGGCCGGTTTCGGGTCTTTGGTGTGCAACCAACTGGCACTCACGCCGGTATACGCGCCCCGGTCAGCAATACTAAAGCTGTGCTGGTCGCCATCTTGCCGGGTGATCGTCATCTGCGGAATGGGTTTCCCGCTGGCCGTGACACCACTGCCCGGCTTGATAAATAACAATCGCCCAGCTTTGACGGCGGCTACCGCGCCATTCAGTGAAGCTAACCGGGTGATAAATTTGGCGTCAGTCTCTTGGGTCTGGTCGATATGAGAGATAGCGATATCCGCCAGCCCCTCGGCCAGCATCGCTTTCAGGTTGTTGCGCTCGGCCACTTGCGCCACCACTTTACCCAGTGTTGTCTCATGATAAGAGACTTCTCGCCGGGCATTGAGTGAGCCGCGAAAATCCGCACTGCGGGCGCGAATGGTCAACGTATCCGGTGCGCCGTGGTGTTCGACCTCATCTACGGTAAAGTCACCTTTACCAATCAGGGCCGAGCCTTTCCAGCCCAAGAATACCGACAGCACCGCACCCCGCTCCGGCATGGAAAGCTGGCCGTCTGCGTCATCCAGTTCAATATCGAGCTGGTCAGCTTCAAAGCCTCGGTTATCGGTCAGACTCAGAGACAGCAGCCGGGGGCGAATATTCTGCGTAATATCTTTTGCGTTAATATTCAGCATATAGTCCGGGGCCATATCCGCCCCGGCCGGTAGCGACATGCCGGTCATCATGAGAATAACCCTCCGATTGCTGACTGGGCTTTATCGGCCATGGCCGTCGCCTTACCCAGTAATTGGTCAGCCTGTTGTTGCAGGTCGCCAAACATCGCTGTCAGTGACTCATCGACCCGCAACAGATTGAGGGTGAACTCAATGCGCCGGGCGCTGCCATCGGCAAAAAAACAGTGCACCGGTCTGGCTCAGGCTCTCAATGACAAACATGCCGTAAATCATGCCACTGCCCTCAACCAGAGGCCAAGCCTTGCCTTGGTCAGCCATGGCCTCAAGGGTCAGTAATGACAGGCGGCCACCGGTCAGCTCCGGCAACAACACCCCGGACAAGGTGATTTTTTCGCTATCGATGCCAAGAAACTGCGCGGATGGCCGCAAGCCTACCCGGCTGTTAGTGGGCCAACGATAATCAATATTGCGCCCCATGCTTTGATAAGGCGTGGTCTGGCGCATAAAAACAAATAAACCCAGTGATAACATCATGATTAATCATTCTCCATCTGGCCGCGCTGGCGGGCGCGCTTATCGCGTTCGTTCTTGGCAAGCGCATCGGTCATCATTCGCTCGGCATCCTGTCGGCTCATACCCGGTGGAATCGTTATCTTGATATCGTTGGTGGTGACACTGCTATCGACAATGGTGGTGCCGGTATTCGCAGTCACCGGCTGATAACCGCCGTACAACACGCCGCCACTGGGTGAGTATCCGCCCGCGTAAGGGTTATCTTTCGGGACGTTATCGGCCAGCCCGGTAGATTTGGTATCGATAATGCCGAGCTTTTCCAGCACCCAGTCAATACCACTGCGCAGGGTGTTCAGCGCATCCATGGGCAGACTGAGCGCTGCCGCCAGCCCTTCGCCGAATAACTTGCCCGCATTGGTGGCTACGTCCAACGTTTCCTGTGTGGCTTTGACCGGTTTAATCAGGTCAGCGAACCAGTTCGAAAGCTGTTTCACCTTGTCACTAAACCAGTTAAACACCGGTTTAAGCGGTTCAAAGGCGGCACTGATTGGCCCCATGGCGGCGGTAAAGCCCTCGGCCACGCCAGCAATAAAGGCGCTGATAGGCTCCCAGTATTTACGGATAAGCAGGCCACCGGCCACAATGGCTGCCACCACGGCCACTATCGGCCATGTTAGCGCCGTGAGTGCGGCGGCAATGGTTCCGGCCATCAGGGAAAAACCGGTACTCAACAGACCGGCTCCCGCTAACAGCAGGTTAAACCCAGCCATGACCGGCCATGCAATCAGACCCAGTGCACCCAGTCCGGCGACCAGTGCTAATGCCGCGCCGGTGACTTTGGTAATGGTGCTGACCAGCTCCGGATTTTTCTTGGCCCATGCAGCCACATTGACCAGCCAGTCGGTAGCGGTGACGGTCAGTTTGCGCAGCGCAGAGTCCTGTTTCTCGAATACCTCAATTTCGAGATCTTCCCATGCCGAACTCAGGTTTTTCAGGTCACCGTCGAGGTTATCCATTCTCACTGTGGCGATAGATTGCGCAGTGCCATCGGCATTTTTTAACTTACTTTGCTTCTCTGCCAATTTGCCGTTACCGGCGGCGGCCACCAATTTCACCGCACCTTTCATCGCCTCTTCACCAAAGATCACTTTCAGGTATTCGGCTTGCTGTGCGGTGCCTAACTTGTTCTTTTTAAACGAGCGGTTAATGTCTTTGAGGATTTTCTCCACCGGCAACATATTGCCTTTGCCGTCGCGGGTGGTTATTCCCAGTTCGCGCAAGGCTTCCGGCGCTTTACCGACGGGAGCCTGTAAGCGGCTAAACACCGCACTGGTACTGGTGCCCGCCATACTGCCCTTGATACCGTTATCAGCCAGCACCCCGAGTAACGCGGTAGTGTCTTCGATGCTGGCCCCGGCGGCTTCAGCAATCGGGGCGACATATTTCATCGCCTCGCCCAGCTCTAACAAGTTGGTGTTTGAGCTGGTAAAGCCTTTCGCCATCACGTCTGACACGCGCTTAATCTGGTCTAGCGGCAGGTTAAACGCCGACTGCATGTTGGTGACAATATCTGCCGCCTCGGCAATATCCACCCCGGACGCCAGCGACAGGTTAACCGTCGGTTCCGTCGCCGCCAGAATGGCGTCAGCGTCATAGCCGGAACGGGCCAGCGTGTCTTGGGTTCGTGCCACATCCGTCGGCGAAAAGGCTGTTGAACCGCCAATGTCACGCGCCTGTTGGCGAATGGCGGCCAGCTTGGCGTCGTTTTTATTCAGCCCCAAAATCGCCTGAGTGCCGGACATCTGGCTGTCAAACTCCATACCCGGCGCAATCAGTTTTGCCGCGCCATAAAGCCCGGCGGTTGCCACACCCAAACTGGCGGCGCTGGTATTACGCACCGCACTGGTGGCGGCTTTGCCTTTCTGGTAGCGGCTGCTGATACGGTTGAGTTGTTCCTGTTTCAGGCTCAGGCGTTGCAGCTCTTGGCGCTGGCGGCTCAGGGCAACCGTCGCCTCAGCGGCGCTACTGCGTAACCGGCGCTGTTCACTGCTCAGGTTTTTGGTCGCTATGCCGTCAGCGTTGAGAGCGTCGCGCTGGCGCTGCACTGACTGGCGCAGCCCGTTGTATTTGGTTTGCAGTTCAGACGCCGCGCGCTTGGCTCCCTCCATCAGTCGGGCTTGTTGAGCTGTGGGTTTCTCGGTGTTTTTAAAGGCGATAGCCAGCGCCGCCGCGTCTTCTTTGGCTTTTTTCAGCGCCTGCCCGGTGACCGCCAGTTGGGCGCTGGCCTTGCGGAAACCGTCAATTTTCGCCGCCTGCGCATCAAGCGATTTGATGCTGCTTTGTGTGTTGCGAATATCCCCAGTGAGGGATTTACTGGCGGTTTGAATGGCTTTAAACGGGCGGGTGGCTTGGTCTACTGCTTTGAGCAATACCTGTAACTGTAAGCTCTTACTCATTATTCACGGCTCCACTTCGTAGTAAGGCTTTATGACGCCAGCGCACCAGCTCGGTGAGGCTCAAGGCCCAAAGCTCTGACGGCGGCCAGTGAAAAATGGCGGCAATATCCGCCATCAGGTCGTCAACTTCCAGTTTCGGGTCGAGCGTTACGCCCCCTGTTTCGGCGACAAAAAACCAATCACCTTGCCCGCCAGTGCCACTAAATCCGGCAATTCTAAGCGGCTGCATTCTGCGGCGGTCAGTGTCGGTGTGGTGATGCGTGGTAACACCACAATCAGCGCATCCACATCAGAATGAGCGACATCCGAGAGCCGCACCCCGCGCAGCGCCCCGGCATTCGGACGGTAAACTTCAATTTCAGTAATCAGGGTATCGCCACGCTTTAGCGGGGTTTCCAGTACCACCACATTCTCGTTAACCTCGGCGATGGTTTCAGTTTTAACAGTGAGCTTTTTCATGGTTTTTTCCAATTTAGTTAGAGGCCAGCGGGTCAGCACTGGCCGTCAGGGGTTAGCGGCCAATGGCCTTGCGTTGGGCTTCCAGCAGGTCTACGCCATTAACAATTTCAATCAGGTTAACCACGTCAATTTCCATTACCACCTTGCCGTCAATGGTCAGCTTGTAGTAGGTACACTGGGTGGACACCTTGGTTTCAGTGTCTTCCCCTTGCTTGGATTCGCCGCCATCAATCTCTTTATGGCGACCACGGATCTCAACTTCTACCGCTGTCACTTCGCCGGTATCGTCACGCTGATAAGCGCCCGCAAAGCGCAGCGGAACCCCGTCAACTTTAGGCGTCCCCCATTGCTGCAACACCAGCTCGTCGAGGCCACCCATCGACCATTCCATGGATAGCGCATCGTCATCCAGACCCAAATCAATCGGCGCAACGCCATTCATCCCGCCGCCCCGGTAGTTCTCCAGCTTGCGAGTCAGTTTCGGCAGGGTGATGGCGGACACGATCCCCATGTAATCCCGGCCATCGTTAAACAGGTTCATCAATTTCAGCTTACGTGGCAGTGCCATAAGTCAGTTTTCCTTAGCTGTTGACGGCGGCGGCAAAGTTCACCAGATATTTATCGGTGATACGCTGGCGCAAGGTGAGGTCTTCCAGTGGTGGTACTGGGGTGTAGTCGTAATCGATAAACAGCTTGCCCGCTTTCAGGGTATCTTTATCGTTGGCGCTGTCGTCATACCAGCAAGCGCCGTCAATAATCAGCCCGGCAGATTTCATTTCGCGGAATTTGGCATTGATGCTGCCAATCATGTCTTTAACCAGCGTCGGGTGCATCGGGCGGTCAATCGCCCACAACTGCGCCTCGGCCATGGTGTCCGCCAGAATTTGTGCAGTGCGGGTGTAGTTCTCGAAAGCAAACAGTGGATCATCGGAGCAGGTGCGCGAACCCCAAAACTTGAAACCGTCTTTGCGTACAAGGGTGGTAACACAGGCTTGGTTTAGCAGGTCAGCGTCAGTGCCAACGGTCTGCAAATCCCAGTAGACGCTGGCAGAGATACCGGTCACGCCATTCACGCCGACGTTAGACAAGGTTTTATGCCAGCCGGTATCAGTATCAATCTTGGCGCGCAGACCGAGGGCGCGGGCGGTGGCATAAGCAATATCAGTACTGTTGGCGGTGGTGTTCCAGCTCAAAAAATCCGGCCAAATCAACATCAACTCGCGTTGGCTGAAATTGTCACGGTACAAGATAGCTTCGGAGAGGGTTTTGCAACCGTAGGCGCTGATATAGGCAAAGGCGCGCAACTGCTGGCAGATACTCGCCAGTGCGGTGGATACTTCCTGATTATCCAGCCCCGGCACACCAAGAATACGCGGGCGAACACCGGTGACAGACTGCGCATCTAACAGCGCTTTCATGCCAGTGTAGCGGCCGTTCTCGTCTGCGCCGCCGATGATATTAGACGTGGTTTCAGCCTCATCTTTGCCGGTAGCCACTCGCACCACAATGGTAACCGGGCGCGACTGTTCAGCAATCGCCAGCAATGACGCGGCCAGCGTGCCTTTTTTACCGGCTTTACCGGCAGCGGCGCGCACATCAGTGATCAGTACCGGGGTGTTGAGAGGGAATGCGGTTGCGTCTGCATCGTCGCTGGTGCAGACCATGCCGACAATGGCGGTGGAAATAGTGGAAATAACACGCGTTCCCTCGTTGATTTCTAGGACACGCGCGCCGTGGTGATAATCACTCATGGATTAACTCTCTATTGGTTGAGGGTAGAGAGTATGTTGACGGCTTATTGTGCGAGGGGCATCTGATAGGGGATGTGTGGTAGTTGGTACAACGAAAAGGCCCATAAAATGCAACATGGCGCAGTTTATGGCCGCCAGATTGCGGCCATTGGCTTTATTTCGGTAGTATCGGTTCTGGCAATCCATCTCCCCATAAATGAATCTGTTCATAGAATACAGCCCATTTCGGATTATCAGTGTCTATCTCTCCTTGATGGGGGAAATAATCGGGGTCTTGCGGCCCTGCCAGATAAGCAATAACGCGTGTTTTCTTTGCATCGGAAAATTGAACAAGCATGATTCTCCCCTTAAAGGCTATAACCTCGGCCTGCAATGATGTAGGTGCCGGGGTTGGTGTTAGACATTGAAAAGTAAAGACGCTGACTTTCTATTAATGCCAGCGTGCCGGTGGTAATTGCTGTTGCTGTTTGCCCTGTAACGGTTGAAACTGCACCAAACTGCCCGATACCTGATGTAGATGAGGCAATATTCAACGCCACACCATTCCCTGCCACGGTTTCATTTGCTGTCAGAACAATATCAATTTGTTTGGCATTAGGGGGCGCTACCGGTGAAACACCTAACACCGTTTGCGTTGTTGTGCCGCCAGATACTGAATAAATGTTAATGGTTGGGATTGCGATGTACCGATCGGATTGAAAGCCAATTCTGAATAATGATGAGGTTATTCCCCATACCGACACCAGTGCCGAGGCCGTATATCCGGCTGGCATCACACCCATACAAACCTCTGGCGCAACTGTCGATGTGGCATTCACGGCCAGTAGTGCGCTTCCCTGCGTGGTTGGGTTGTAAATGACATACAACGCAACAAATCCATTTGCCGGGGCGCTCCCTGTATCCATGCCGCCAGCACCAGTAATCCCCAAATTAACTGATTTATTAAATCCAGCTAATTTGTACTGAAGCCAGCCCAGCCCCGCCTGAACAATCAATTCCTCTGCTGTGAATGTCGCTGTTGCTGACGGTGCTGTCACGCTCATTCGGGCATTACGTGCAGTGCCAACTACGCCGGTTAATTGCCCCATCTGCAAATATTGCGAGTGTGGGTTTTCTGCTTTGCCGTGTTCATCCAATGCTTTAGCTGCATTATCCGCTACGGTTTTAACTGCTTTCGGTGTGGCGGCCAACACTTCGCTATCGCTGGTTGTGGCACTGCTTAATTTCACAAAACCTTTTTCTGTCTTGCTGGCATCCGGGTGATTGCGTGACTTTTCGTGTTCAGATAGCAGTTTGTCGGCGTACTGCTTAACCTCAATAATTTTATCATCAACATATTTACGCGTTGCTAGCACCACCGACGGGTCGATTTTCAGCGTAACCGCTGCCGTGCTGCTAACAATTAAAATTACCCGAATGGTTTGGGTGCGGCCGCTGCCTTCTTGCATCAGTGGTTTATAGGTTTCGGCGCAGTTGGCAATGGCAATTAAATCACCGTCTTTATCCAGCAAGCCAATCTCCCTAATCCACCACCCGCCCTCGGCCTCCGGGATAACCTGCTCCGCAATAATCTGACTGGTGTTAATTGGGTCAACAGACAGGGTATTAAGAGCGGCGCGGCGCTGTTCATTCACCAGTTTAGTTTGTGCCGGGTTAGGGGTTGGCAGTGTTCCGCCGCCATCCCCGACCGCCATGTGGGTAATCTCTAAGCGGGTGCCGAGCGCGGTGGCGTTCGCCAGCTTGGCTGCGCCGATGTTGGTCAGTAACGCAAAGAATCTCGCTGTCATGGGTTCACTCTCAGGTCATCAATAATATGGACGGCGGCGCTGGCGTAATCCTCGCCGGTCACGGTTATAGTTTCAGGTAAATAGGGGGAAATGGTCAGCTCATCACCGCTGTAACTGGCAGCGGCCACAAACAGCGGGCCGTTGCTGTCGAGATTGATGGACAGGCCGACTAAATGGCGACTACAGGGTTTGGCATCATAAATCAGCCGCTCAAGCTCTTGATACATTTCCTCGGTAATGCCGGTTTCTAATACACCAACATCAAGGCGAAAGGTGCCGGGTGTTTCGTTGGTCTTCCACCACTCAATCACCTTGATGAGATAACCCAGCGGCTCAACTACCCGACGAATGGCGCCAATGGTGCCTTTGTGTTTATGGACATACTGCGAGGACTTCACCACTGAACGCTTAGTGGCTTCCGGCCATTTCTCATCCCAGCGATCCACTGACCACGCCCACGCCAAATAAGGCAATAATTCAAGCGGGCAGGTGTCGGCGTTCCACAACTGGCGAATCGGAACCGGGGTATTCTCCAGTTCGGCACAGGCGCGCGCGGCGGCCACTTCCAGCACCGACGAACCGACAGGGAGTAAGCGGTCAGTCATCGGTACCCCCGACAGTGATAGTGCTGCCGGTGCACCAAGCAGCTTGAGTTTTATCCAGCACCACGTCGGCCAACGGGGCATTAATCACCGCCCGCTGTACCCCCTCAACATGCAGCGCTGCATAGAGTGCTGACAGGCGAATGTCGCGGCCGAGGCGGCGCTGTGCGGTGACAAAGGCAGTCAGTTTTTTCTCGGCGGCTACGCGCACCGGTTCCGCTTCTGGCCCCGGATGCAGATAGAGCACCGCGTCAATTTCATAATCTTCAATCCGGGCGGATTGCACCGTCACGCGGTCAGCCACTGGCCGCGTGTTCTCATCATTCAGCGCGGCCTCAACCACGGACAGCAGTTCGGCTGAGGCCTGACCATTACCCTCGCGCGATAACACCGTGACCGTGACACAGGCGGGTGTCGGACTGATTGCCGAGGCATCAGCGACCCGCCCGTCAGCACTTTTGGCGTGATATTCATACGCACCCGTTGGCCCCGCCACGCTCAAGCCCTCAAAGGCTTGCGGGATACGCACCCGGAAATCACTGTCAGATTCCATCACCGCCTCAATCGGAGGAATCGCCGTGGGGTCAGCCGGGGTAATAACCAGCCGCTCAACGTTGTTATTTGCGCCGAGCTGGTCTAAATCACTGCCGACAGCATAGGCCACCATCACCGCACGGGCCGCATCGTTAACGCGCTGGCGCAATATCACCTCGCGGTAAGCATTTTCTTGCAACAGCTTGACCAGCGGCTCCGATTCCAGCGACAGAGTGCGGGCTACAGCGGCGCGCTGTTCTTCCGGGTAAAGAGATATCAGCGTGGCTTTGCGCTCGGCCAACAGGGTTTCATAATCCAGTTCTTCCACCACAAGCGGTGGCGGTAACAGGCTCAGGTCAATGGTTGCCATAGGGTTAGCTCACAGGGATGGTTAAAGAGAGAGGGGCCGCGCTACCGGTGCGAGTGCCGGTAATATCGACCACCATTTTTCCATCTATGGTGGTTTCAAAAGTGATGCCAGTCAGCTTGACCCTCGGCTCCCAGCGCAAAATGGCACTGTAACTGGCGGCCATGATTTGCAGGCGCAGGGCTGGATTTTGCGGCTGGTCAATCAGCTCCGATAACAGCGAGCCATAAGTGCGGCGCATCACCCGCGAACCGACAGGGGTGATAAGAATGTCAGCAATTGACTGGCTGATATGGTCAGAGTCGGTAATGGTTTGCCCGGCGTGGCGGTTCATGCCGAGATAGGTGGCAGTGGTCATTTAATCCCCTCCGTATAATCCCCGCCGCGCAAGACACCGCCGTGGTCATGGTTATCAACCACCACGCCATTAGATGAGAACTTGCCGCCGGAATGGTCAATATTGCCGCTCATCGTGCCGCCTTTCTTCACGTTCAACGTGCCGGTAGTCAGGTTGTTGGTGCATTCCACTTCGGGTGTATCCAGCAGGATTTTGACCGAGGCGGCACAGGTGATATTGGGGGCGGTAACATTCACCGATTCACTGGCAGTGATAAGCGCTGTTTTGACGCCATCAGCCCGCAATTCGCCGCTCTCAGGTTCATAGTGCAACGTTGCACCGTCAGGAAAGGCGATATACAGGCCATCCGCCGAGGCCGACGGTGGCGGGAAGTCATCAGAGAAAATGCCCGGCAGCACAAAGGCGGTGTCCAGTTCACCGCCGAGGGACAATATCAACACCTGTTCCCCCTCGGACGGTGCCCACCATGAACGTGATTGACCGGCGCGCAGCGTCAGCCAGTTTAACCAGCCGGTGATATTGTCTCCCGTTGCCACACGGCACAGGGCTTGGTCGAGATCGACCTCGGCCACCGTACCAATACGGACAAGGTTGCGCAGCAGGCGCAGAATTTCAGTAAGTTGGGTTTGAGTGTTCATGAGGGAAGCATGTAACTAATAGTTACTTGCTTCAATAATGAGGGGTTGTATCAGGTACTACACAACATCAACAAGACTTTTGTTATGAAAAGTTTTGAAGCTAATCAATGGACCGAAAGCTTCGTGCTTTATCTTTGAATTTTTCATTAATAGTAGAAAGAGAATGCATTCGACCAAGAACCTTGTTTTTTAAGTTTTCTTTTTCTATGGCGTCGTCAGTTTTCTTCCACGCATCTAAATCAAAATAAATTTTCTTGTAATGTAAATTTCTTACTTTAATTTCATTTTCATGAACAATAACACCTGTAATGGTCTTAGGCTCTTTAGCAGAGTAGAGGGCTGTTTTCTTTGGATGTAAAACGTGGCCATTCTTTTCCACTATTCTCTTGCATTTATGAAGAAACAGTCTATTAACAGCATTGCCAGAAAAAGTAATATCATCAACATAAACAGTCATTGTTATATTTAATTTATTTGAAATTGTGTTCATTTCATTAAACATGTCATAGTTTGCCCAGAATGCTAAAGGCATACTTATTCGACTGCCTGTAGGTATATGGTTCGCATACGTACACAATTCCGCCATGAGGTCTGATACATCAGCAGCGCACTTCAATTTCCTATTAAAAAAATTGAAGACTTGGTGCTTAGATGTCGAAGGAAAAAATGAGCGTATATCAGACGTTAATACAGGGTGTGTACCTACATGTTTTCTGGCATTGGATACATTAGATTTATTTTTTATTCCTGAATGGACATATTCTGGTTGAGTTATACGGCATAGTAAACTCGCTATTCTTGTATGCACAACATTAAGTTTATCTGATGGGGTCTGAATAGTCCGCTTTTTACCATCTTCATTAGTATTATCAAAAACAATATAATTGTCATTAGATAATAAGCTTTTTATGTTATCTAAGTTTGTCAGTAATACTTCCGCAAGCTTGTTTTTACTCTGAATATTGAATAAAGCGCTATCATTAATACTATAAGACTTGCCTTTAGTATTAATTCTCCCTTTCTTTTTCGCCATCTCTCGCTATGCTCCATTCCATTATCTTAAGTATTTTATCTGCAAAAACAGTTTTGAATTTTTCAGGAATTGTATCTTTACCCGGTTCATTAATTCGTTCAGCAAAAAAAACCAGTGATGAAACTGGAATGTCAAAATTATTAGAATATTTTTCTAATATATCAAATGAGACTGTTTTTTTTCCTGATTCAAGCTCTGATAAGTATGATTTTGAAATACATAGCTTATCCGCAAGTTCAGATTGTTTTATGTTATGGAATAGCCTGATGGTTTTTAATGCTCGGTTAATCATAAATCACCTCTTTACTGAAGGTAGGGCACACTTAAGCATCATTATCACCAAAGAAGAAGTTAAGGAGTTTGTAAACACACAGACCGGCTCTCACCAGTACTTTTACAATATTCCAAAGCTTCTGCTTTTGCTTCCGCTTCTTCTTTTTAGTGTCATTCTTCTTAAGTGCCTGCCAAAACGCGTTACTATTTTTCATAAATTTTATTCCTGATAACTAACAGCAGAATTGCTGTTAGGTCGCCATAATCAGGAAATGAGAGTTTTTGGCAGTGAACCCTATTCAATCTGATCGTGATGTCGCCAACACGATCAGTACGCAGTACGCCTATACACTACAACATGCCATGGGAAGCTTCGTAGCAGCACCGTGGACAGCACAAGGGCAGCGCAAAAAAACAGAGGATCTAAATCCTCCACAAGTAGTAAATATCACTACTCAGGTCTAACCGGCGGATTCTCTCTTCAGTAACGTTAAATTTAGAATAGAGCAAAGTTCGCAAATGGTCAACTAAATTCGCTGGTAGCGAACAATAAAAGTCACAATATTACTTTGTAAAAGAGGATGTAATAATTTTTTCTATACTATCAATTAGTTTCTTATCAAACCCCAACAACGGCCTTTCATCATACTGCATATCTTTGCTGTGTACGTTCGGGCGGTCACGCAGGCCAAAATGATGCACCCGCGCCATGCGTTCCACGCGCCCGGCAAACTCGACCACCGCCTCATTTGGGCTACTGTTGGCTTTCATATAGCGGGCGGTGCGCAACTTGGCGAACATTTCCCGCTTAATGCGGCCCTTGGGTTTACGCAGCGGTTGAGATTTACGCGCAGCATACGGGGTGCCGTCGGGCGCTTGCTGGCGTTTGATGCGTTGTTGCTGACTGGCCCGCAGGCGCTTTGCAACCGTCACCGCCAGCGCTTTGCGCGCCTTGGGTGTCAGACTGGCAATCAGCCCGGCCAGTGCATCGTCAAAGGGTTTCAACTCATTCATTGGATCACTTCGCCATTAAAGTAGATGGCTGTTGGTCGTGTTGGCGCGCCCGGCCAAGTCGGCTCCAGCGCATGGTTAACATGCAGTGCGCCGTCTACCTCTTTTACAATAGCCCGCTCAGTCAGTTGCAAGTCGATACGGATATCACTCAGCACATCGCTTATCACATCAACCTTATGAATAAAGCCAGTGCGGCGCTTTTCTTCTGTCGCCATGATGTCAGGTTGATGCTCCCGCAGCCATGCCAAAATCGGCACAAAGAGATAATCAACATCACTGGGGAAATCCTCAATAAACAGTGTCAGCGTATATTGATTCTCAAAAGACAGCGACGGGGCCAGTGTTGAGACAATGCGCCCGCCATCAACAAACATTTTCAGCCGCTCCGGGTTAGTCTGGAACAGTTGCAGACTGTCGGTTAAGGCTTGGCGTAACAGTTTGGGTTTTAACATGGTGTTGTTCCTGACACTGTTTAACAGCTTCCACTTGCAGCCCACAGGCCACCAGTGCGGTTTCTAACTGGCGGATATCGGCACTTAAATCACCGTTAACCGCCGGGTTGCTGCCCGGTAGCGGGCAACTGTTCACTGTCGGACAGCCAACGTAAATAATCGTTGGGGTTGGCGAACGTGGGGCGCTGGTGCAGCCGGATAACATCAGCAGGCAAAGCAGTAGCGAACCAATCACGCAAGACTTTATTTTCATTGAGTAACCTTTGAATTCTCTGTTCACGGGATAATGACAAGGTGATGGCATGGCTCAGTGATTGCCGTAATGCCCGCTCATTGTCTGCCTGTTGCCGGGCCTCATCTTGCAGGCGGGTGATCGCGTTGTCCCGGCTCTCAATCCCAGCGGATAAAGTGCCAATCACCAGTTTGGCGCTGTCTAAATCTTTTTTAAGATTATGGGCGTGCCACGCCAGCACCCCCATCATCAAAACCCATAACAGAAGTAATGTGCGCATATCAGACCCCACTCAGGCAGTGTGTTTGTTCGGTGGTGCGGCGACGCTCTAACCCTTTGGTTTTCACGCCATTGACATACACCCAGCGCGGCAACTGATTGCAGGCGCTGCGCCAGTCGCCCTTGTTGACAAAAAAGGCCAGCGTCGAGCGGCAGGCCGCACCGGTGCCGACGTTAAAGGCAAACGACACTACCGCGTCATACACCGGTTGCGGCATAACAAGCGGCATACACACCGCTATTGCCCGCTCAACCTGCTGCACGTCAGCCACCAGATTGACCGCCACCTGTCGCTCACTGATAACGCTGCCCGGCTTCACTCCGGCGGTGTGACCGATGCCATTTGTCCAGACGTTGGCGCTGCATTGGTAGGCGTTGAGCTGGCAGCCCTCATAATCGGCAATCAGTTTTAGCCCGGCGGCCGATGTTTTTAAGGTTTGGTAGTTTGGCAAGGTGGCGGCCAGCGCCAGAATGACCCCGACCAGACAGCGCTTAACGATTGAGTTCATCGAACACCTCCCGCCTGATAACCACTTCTTTCAGCAAGAAATAGCTCTTGCGCCGGTAGTACCAGTTGATAAGACAGGTGGCAGCAGCGGCCACCGCCGCAACATAAAACGCGATATCTTGCGGACTCAGAGCGCCAATAAACGCCAACAGCAGCGCAAAAACATAGGCTACCGCAGAGCTGAATTTCTCCATTTTCAATCCCATAATTGAACGGTTTCACGTTGGGCCGCCGGTGCCATGTCGGGCAACTCCACCGGATAACCATGGGGCAGAATGGCCCCCAGTTCCGACAGCCCCGGATTCGCGTCATAGACTTGCTCAACCACCTCTTGTGTGCGGCCGTAATAGCGCCAGCACAGTGCGTCGAGCGTGTCGCCTTGCAACGCGTAAACCCTCATCAGATAAGGCCAATAATGTTGTGCGGCTTACCGGCAATGTTGCGAATGCTAATCCGCGCATCACGCCACAACTCATCAACGGTACTTTCAATGGCTTCCGCGCGTTTATCACCGCGCGCACTGGCGTCATAACCGCGATAACGTTCGGCCAGCAGTGCGGCAGTGATGGCGCAGACTGCCCGCTGGTACTCGGCCAATAAGATGCTTTCGCCGTCCAGTTGCTCGGCTTGCACCTCGGCCAGTGTTTTAAAGCCTGCCGCCATCTGGTCACGGCGGTATTCGTATAGCTCGGCGTTGACCTCAGCAATAGCGCCCTTGATGGTAAAGCGCAGGCGCTCGGCGGTGACAGTTCCCTCAAGGCGCAACAGCTCGCGCAGTTTTATCGGGTCAACCGCAGGCCAGAAAAAGGTATTTTCAATCACCGGTTCGGCCGTTTTGTCAGGCCGTGGCGCGGGGATAACAACAGTGGTCATGGCAACCTCAATAGCAGAATGGGTGGGCGGTGGACGACGGCGTTAACAAGGTAAACCCTGTTGCGGCCATCGTGCCGCCCGGCTCGGGGAGCGTTCGGGTTAGCGGCTGGCGGCGTTCTTTAACTTCACGGCCAGTCGCTCAATGTCTTTTTTGACGCCACAACCGGTATGCAGTTGGAGTGCACGGTGAAGATGGGACAGGGCCAACTCGCCCCGACCACTGTCACGCAGCACATAGCCGGTGATTTTGTGCAGTTTGGCCCGCACTTGGTCGGGCATGTCTTCATCTGCCATCAGCTCAATGGTTTGCAGCAGAGGCTCAATATCAATCGGCTTACCGGTGGCATAGGCGCGCGCCGCAGCGTCCGCGACTTCCTCGGCAATCAGGTAGGCGGTAGAGCGGGTAAAGCGGTCAGTTGGCACTAGCTGATAACGCAGGGCATAACGGGCGATATCCAGTGCACCGGGGATATCCCCGGCATCCAGCCGCCAAATCATGATGGTCATGACAATGGCGTCCTGCGCGCCTTTCCCCTCACTCAACACGCCAGAGATCCACGGCATGTACTCCGGCAATAACTGCCGCTTTAGCTCGGCTTTGCGCTCTTGTGAACGCACCTGTTTCAGCTTGCGTTTATCTTCATTGAGCTTGAGCAACATCAGCTCGTAGCCGGTGGCATGACGTAACGGGTTATCCCGTAGCTGTGAGGCGGCAATAGCCGACTGTTGGATAAAGTGGCGGCGCGCAGGACTGGTCATGGCTTATTTGCCCTCGTCAGTAACAGCAGGGGCAGAAACAGCTTTCACCGCATCAACCAGTGCATCAGCAAGACGATCAAAGTCGGATTTGTCCGCTGCTTCGGTGTCTTCTTTTTTCGGCGGCGATAAAATCTCGATGTTCTCCACCAGACAGCCGCAGGTGTAATCCTCCACGACATAATCCTGTTTAATGGATTCGTAGTTTTCGATACGGTCACGCTTGGCGTTCTCATCGATATGGCGGCGGTGCGAGTCTTCCAGCCAGTAAATGGACAGGTTATCGAGGCGGGTGATAAAGAACGCGTTAGCCGGGAAGAACGGCACACGGACAGCCGGTAAATTGCCGATACGCTTCTGGCTGATAATCAGGTCAGCGGCGAGGGTTTCGCTGTTTTCCTGCTCTTTGTTGACGATAGGAAAATATTTATCCTGCATCAACTGACGGCCAGTGATAACCACCAGTTCAGGGTCTTCCTGATGCCATTCAGCAATCATGGTATTGGTGGCATCCATCACCAGCGCATCCAAGTTGGCATAATCGCCACCATGACCGACACGGATTTTTTCCGATACTACCGTGCCATCTTCGCCAACGACTTTGCTCATCACGCGGATTGGCGCGTTGAGGCGGTATTTTTGCAACCAGCCCGGCGCGATATCCTGCAACAGTGGGTTTAGTGCGCGGTTGGATGTCTTGGCGCGGTGGGTGCCATTGAAGCCCGCCATGATGCGGTCAAGAGCCTGCCGCTTGATAATGGCGTCGCGTAAACGGGTCTGGAAATCCTGATAACGCGCCCACAGGTCGAGGGTGTTATAGCGAATGTGGAAATCGTAGTTCACCTGTTCACAGAAATACTTCTCGCTGTCCAGCGAGGCAAACTCGGCGGTTTCGCGCTCATCGCCGCCGTCAGTATCGGTGGTGCTGGCAACCGAACCATTGACACCAAGACCGACCTTTTCGGCGGTCAGCTCGGCGACGGGCACAATATTGATGCTGCTCAGAAATTCTGAGGACTCTTGCACGCGGGTCATGATGGTTTGCGTAACAGAGGGTTCAACGCTGAATTTTTTATTCAGGTCGCCGGTTTCTACCCCGTTCAGCTCGGCTTGACGGGTCAGATAGGCATTAAATTTAAAACGGGTTGCTGGGCGCATAATAATCCTGATTCAGTTAAATAACGTGTTAATGAAATAACCAGTGGGCCGCACAACGGGCGGCCAGTGACCCCGATTAGCAGTCGGTCAATACATCGTTTTGATTGTTGCCGCCGGTGGATTCCGGGCGCTTGGCTTGGCTAAAGTTTTCAGTGATAGACAGTTTGTTTTCGAGGAACGTAACCCCTTGTTTTCCCTTTTCGATGCTCTGTTTCAGCTCCACCACGTTGTCAGTGAGTTGTTTCTCAATGGCGGCAAAGCGGGCTTCAATGGTTTCCCCCTGTCCCTGCACATGCACTGCCACGGCATTCACCGCCTCATGCACATCATTAAAACGCGCATCATCAGTCGCCTGCTTGCGACTGAATATTGACTTCACCACGTTAAACAACGTGATACCCGGCTCGGCCACGTCTTCAAACTCCAATTGCACTTCAACCGCTGCCGAGAACAAGTTTTCCGGGTTAGATTTGCGGGCGGCTAATGGGTTGTGTTTGGCTTTGGCGCTGAACTCCAGCATTTCAGTGCCGAGGCTGGCGGGGTCATCGGTCACGGCCAGCCCGACCAGATAGGCTTTACCGGTATTGGCAAAGTTCGGGCTAATTTCCATGGAGGTATAAATTTTCTGTAGGGCTTTGTTCATCTGCACCAAATCATCGGTTGGGCTGATTTGGGCGAACAACGCACGCTTACCATTGAGAATGGAATCGTCTGCAATGGTTTCCGCTTTAAGGGCTGAGACGTCGCCATAACGGCGGAAAGTGCTGTCCGGGGAGTAGCTTTTCAGATGTTCCAGATTGATGCGGCAACCGTAGACGCGCGGATCAAATGAATCTGCCATCTGGTTGATATCGTCGGCGTCAATCACTCGCCCGTCGCAGGTATCACCTTCAACGCCGATACGAAACCATTTTGATACTTTCTTAGCCATAAGTGGCTGCTCCATTCAGTGTGATTATGATTATTCGGTTCGGGGCTTAGTTTCCTGATGTATGGCGGCAGCAACAACGAAAGCCAGTTGTGACGGGGCTGGCACAACAGCGAGGACGCGCAGAGGGTCGGGCTGGTCGCGTAGCCTAATGGCATGAATACGACACCGAGCACCATTATCAGCGACCCACGGCGACAGGCGGCCTTGCTTTACTGGCAGGGCTTTTCTGTGCGCCAGATTGCGGATACGCTGGCCTTGAAATCGCCGACTGTGCAGAGCTGGAAGAAGCGCGACGGGTGGGATGCGATTGCACCCATTTCCCGCGTGGAAACCAGCATGGAAGCGCGGTTGATTCAGCTCATCATGAAAGACGCCAAAGAGGGGCGGGACTTTAAAGAGATTGACCTGTTAGGCCGCCAGATTGAACGGCTGGCGCGGGTGAACCGCTACAGCCTGACCGGCAGCGAAGCCGACTTAAACCCGAACGTGGCAAACCGCAACAAAGGGGAGCGCAAGACCCCGGATAAAAACCTGTTCAGTGAATCCGCGATTGAAAAACTGGAATCTATTTTTCACGAAAATATCTTTGATTATCAGCGCAACTGGTTTGATGCCGGGCTACAACACCGTATCCGCAATATCCTGAAATCGCGCCAGATTGGCGCAACGTTCTTCTTTGCCCGCGAAGCGCTATTGGATGCCATCACCACCGGGCGTAATCAGATATTTCTGTCCGCCAGTAAGGCACAGGCGCATGTGTTCAAAAGCTACATTATCGACTTTGCCCGCATGGTTGACGTTGACCTGAAAGGCGACCCGATGGTGTTACCGAACGGCGCGCGCCTGTTCTTCCTCGGCACTAACGTGCGTACCGCGCAGAGCTATACCGGCAATCTCTATCTTGATGAATATTTCTGGATACCCAAGTTTCAGGAGCTGCGCAAAGTCGCCAGCGGCATGTCATTACACAAAAAATGGCGTACCACCTATTTCTCCACGCCGTCGAGTCTGGCGCACAGTGCTTATCCATTCTGGTCTGGCGAGCTGTTCAATAAAGGCCGCCGCAATAAATCCGACCATATCCAACTGGATTTAAGCCACAGCCATTTGGCCCGTGGCGCGATTTGTGCTGATGGTCAGTGGCGGCAGATTGTCACGGTTGAAGATGCTCTGGCGGGCGGTTGTAACCTTTTTGACCTTAACCAGCTCTCACTGGAATACAGCCCGGCAGAATATCAAAACCTGTTGATGTGCGAATTTGTCGATGACCAGGCGTCAGTGTTCCCGTTCGCCGAGTTGCAGGCTTGTATGGTGGACAGTCTGGAAGAGTGGGAAGACTACAACCCGTATTCGTTGCGGCCGTTTGGGCATCGCCCGGTGTGGATTGGTTACGACCCGTCCGAGGCCAACGGCGGCGACAGTGCCGGGTGTGCGGTGATCGCGCCGCCAATGGTGCCGGGCGGCAAGTTCCGCGTATTGGAGCGCCACCAGTGGAAAGGGATGGATTTTGAAGCGCAGGCCAAACATATCGAAGAGCTGACGCAGAAGTATTGTGTGGAATATATCGGTATCGATGCGACTACCGTCGGCCAAGGCGTTTTCCAGTTGGTGCGCCAGTTCTTCCCGGCAGCAAGGGAAATCAAATACACCCCTGAAATCAAAACCGCCATGGTGCTGAAAGCCAAGCACACCATTAATAACGGCCGTCTGGAATATGACACTGGCCACACCGATATCACCCAGTCATTTATGGCCATTCGCAAGACTATGACCGCCAGCGGCAAGAGTTCGACTTATGTTGCCAGCCGCAGCGAAGAAGCCAGCCACGCCGATGTAGCGTGGGCAATTATGCACGCTCTGTTAAATGAACCCCTTACCGCGACATATGGCGGTCACAGTCCTAATTTCTTGGAGTTTTACGGATGAAATCAATGACTTTTACTGCTGGTCAAGTTGACGGCCTGCGCGAACATTTCGAAAACTCGGCCTTTGACTATCAAAAGACGTGGTATCGGGTGGGGCAGACCGGCGTAGCCCGCAATATCACCAAGTCGCGCCAGATTGGGGCCGACTGGCTTTTCGCTTTTGAAGCGTTACTGGATGCCATTACCAGCGGCCGCAATCAGCATTTTTTAACCTGCACCAGACCAAGCGCCTTGAATACCCGCGCTTATATTGCCGAGTTCTGTCGTGTCGTTGGGGTAAACGTGACCCCATTCTCGCCGAGTAACATGCTGCTAGGTAATGGCGCACTTATCGCCTTTCACGGTGAATACAGTCACGCCGCCGCTCATGCCGGGAATGTGTACCTGGGTGAATATGCATGGGCTAAAAACCCACGTTCAATACTGCAAATGGCTAAGGGGATGGCAATGCACAAAAATCATCGTTTAACACTCTATACCACGCCCTCCCGCTCACATACCGCGTTCAAGATTTGGAATGGATCACTGCGCCGCCCACGAAAAACAGTACCGGTTATTCACACCGATAACGGCGTTTACTGTGCTGATGGCGTATTTCGTCAATCGGTTACGGCTGATGATGCCATTCAGCAAGGTTGTACATTATGGGAAAAGGATTGGCGTAAATATTGGCTGGAAAAACACATGACAGCGGATGATTTCAGGTTCTTATATTTGTGCGATTGGTCACAAGCGGCAAACAATGCAGAGGAAGTGAAATGAGTAAGCGCAAAGGCCGCAAGGCATTAAGTCGCCCGGCAACCAATCACACCGCCAGTCAACAACAACCGGTCGAGGCGTTCACCTTTGGCGAACCCTCCGCCGTGCTGGATAAACGGGAAATTCTGGATTACATCGAATGCACCGGCAACGGTAAATGGTATGACCCGCCGATTAGCTTTGATGGGCTGGCGCGCAGCTTCCGGGCGGCGGTGCATCACAGCTCGCCGCTGTATGTGAAGCGCAATATTCTGGCAAGTACCTTTATTCCACATTCGATGCTCAGTCAGCAATCATTCAGCCGCTATGCGCTGGATTATCTGGTGTTCGGCAATGCGTTTTTAGAGGTTCGCCGCAATCAACTTGGCGCGCCACTGCGCCTCGACCCCAGCCCGGCCAAGTACACCCGCCGGGGACTGGAAAAAGATTGCTATTGGTTTGTGCAGAACTGGAAAAATGAACACCTGTTTGAAGCTGGTAGCATTTTCCACCTGATAGAACCCGATATCAATCAGGAACTTTATGGCCTGCCGGAATATCTCAGCGGCTTAAATTCGGCTTGGCTCAATGAAGCGGCCACACTCTTCCGCCGCAAGTATTACCAGAATGGCGCTCACGCGGGATACATCCTGTATATGACCGATGCGGCGCAAAGTAGCAGCGATATTGAGGCGATGCGTAAAGCGATGCGCGACACCAAAGGGTTAGGCAATTTTCGCAACCTGTTTATGTACGCGCCCAACGGTAAAAAAGACGGCATCCAGATTTTACCGTTGAGCGAAGTCGCCACCAAAGATGACTTTTTTAATATCAAGAACGCCACCCGCGACGACCTGCTCAGTGTGCACCGGGTGCCACCGCAGATGATGGGGATTATTCCCAACAATACTGGCGGTTTCGGTGACGTGGCGAAAGCCTCACAAGTCTTTGTCCGCAATGAGTTAACGCCGTTGCAAGAACGATTGAAAGAGGTGAATGACTGGATAGGGCAAGAGGTGATCCGGTTCAAGCCTTATGAACTGATAAGCGAGGATTGATATGGGACGTAAAGCGCCAACACCACCGCCATATAACCCCGGCGATATTGTGAAGAGGCCCGCGCCACCGCCTCAGCCACCGCAAAAATGCGAAACGAAACGAGTAATAATTATGGAAACTCAAACTAACCAGAAAATCACAGCGCAACTGGCTGTTGATATTCTTAATCAAGCGTTGTCACTTGACCCGGATTGTATTACTGCGCTGGTATCGCATCGAATAGAGTGTAACGCGACGTTAGCCCATGACTCTGAGGTGATGTGTGGTATGTCTAAAGACAAATACATGACTGGCGCGCTTGGCGTTATCAACTCACTGGTTACAGACGGCTTTGTCGCTGCACTGTATACAGATGAAAACAAGCTGGCAGCGTTTCAAGTTTGCAAATAGTTAATTGATATTTTTGAATATCATAGCCGCCGAACCGGGCGGCTTTTTCATACCCGAAAAGTAGCGATTCCAACACCTCGCGCCATACGCCACCAGACGCCCGTCACGCCATCACACCCCATGAACACGCATTGATTCCCAACTCAACCGAACGCAGCACCACGGCCCGCTCAAGATCGATAAATAAGGGTATCAAAACCCTTTGCGCGCAATGCTATCCCCGCCACGCCTGCGCGCTTTGCAGGTCGCTTTTCATGCACTTGCATGATCCATTGAGATCCGCGCCGGAACTGGCGCTAACAGGGGAAATAGGGGAGGGGATCAACATGCGGAATCATGCACTATATGCATGCATGACCCAAATCACGATGGGAGGCCACACATGCATTATTTTATGGGGGATTTATCAGTGCGATTTTTTACCGTCGGCGTTATAGAAAATCTCATCATAATTTGGGCTCGTGACTATCTGGCTGGTCAGGTCTGATATCAACGACATGGCGACAAGAAACTCGCTATTACTGCACTGCGCAACTTGGGAAACTTCAGCAATAAACTGAATTCTTAATAGTGTTAATTCTATTTTATCAACGGGTTTCAATGCAGGCTCCTTATTATACTGTATTTATATACAGTATCGAGTAAAACAATATTCAGGTCAATACTGTATATGGCTGTTTAGTTAAATCAGATGCTTGTGACGCGCTATATGTTGTAAAAGTAATCCGCCGTGACGCGTCACAATGGTTTAACTGCACTAATTAATAAGCTGTTGATACCTTTGGTTTGCCAACACGCCACTTCACCCCGTAAACAACACCCATTTGGATCGCCCGGCAAGGTATCGCCACATTTGCCACAGCGTTGTTTACCCAGCTCGGCTTGTTGCTCTTTTAGTCGCTGGTTATCTTGTCGAATCAGCAGCGCGATATATTCCGGTAAATCGTAAGCTGGCCGGAACAGACGCCGGGCGGTCATGCCCTCGATTAGCATGGCGAACTCTTCTGGCTCCAGTCGGGCGCGAATTTCATTGATACCGGCAGATTTATCACGCTGGCGCTGTGCCTGTTTGCGGGTAGTGGCGGCGGTTTTAGTCATGGTTTTCTCTCAGGTAGATAGATTAATCATCGAATTCCGGCCAGTCGGACAGTGCCGGGTAATAGATCACTGCATCACCAACAGCCATTTTTGCCCCACGGGCTAACGATTCCAGCTCCCAACGTTGGGCGCTGATATCTTTCAACAGTAAATCGTTGCGGATTTGGGGGATGCGCTGGCGTTCTTCGCGGGTTAAACGGGCGGATGGCGCAATAAGTCGGCCCTTGGTGGGGTCATAACTGCGTTGCATCTTGCTTATCGTTGGCTGTTTCTCTTTAACGCGGGCCACAATCGCCCTCACGGCGGCAGTGTCCGACCAGTCAATAACGGCGTCCGGTGGGTATTCCATCTCCGCCACAGGCGTTTTATCCTGCCCGTTGGGGTCATTTGGCGCTTGGGTGTTTCCACCTAACCCACAGTTATTGACAGGACTCCGAGGCGCGCCAGAGGCGCTTTTCAAAGTCAAAAGCTCAACGTCAACGGCACCAGCAACGATGCGCCATTGGGTTGTGCGGGTTTCATGAATATGGTCAGCGCCCAAGTGAGGCGCATAGATACCGACGACTTTCTGCACTTCTTCATCGTAGGCGTTGAGTTCATCGGCGACGCGCTTGGCTAACCGGACGGTCTGATTGCCGCAATTGGTGCCACCTTGCGCCATGATGTAGGCAGCAAAATCACCCTCATCAGCCGCATGGCGCACAGCTTCCACGGTTTCGTCGAAAGTCTCGGCCAGACTAATAGAACGGATACGGCGACACTCGCGATAGACTCCCATGGAGGGAAGCCCAATCGGGCGAAACTGAGGGATGCGCCACGTTGCCGCCCACGCCGTCACCGCCGCAGCGGAATCGGTTAGCAGCTCACCGGTTTCATGGTCACGTTCACCCTCAAGCGCATAGCCGTCGATATTCTTGGCAATGTATTTAGCGATGTAGCCAGCGGCTCCGCCTTTGTTCATGTGCTTACACTCAAAGCGATATTTAGCGGCTCCGCGCTCGTCACCATCTTCTTTCAACGCATAGCGGCGCATGATGTCGATTACCTGCTGGCGCTGGCGGCGTTGGCAAAACAGCATCATGTGCCAGTGCGGTGTACCGTCGTGGTGCGGTTCAACTACGCGCATTCCGTAGACGCTTAATTCGTTGTCTTTAAAAGCGGTGCGCATTTTGCTCCAAATCTTGCAGAGATAGCGCTGGCCGTCTTTGGGTGAATAGGCTTCATCATTCCACTTATGATTAAGCTGTACTTTCTCGTTGTCGCCTTTCCCAACAACGCGAGTCGGGTGATATTTGGATGGGGTTGTGATGGTCAGGAACATACCGACGTGCTTTTGCCCGGCAGCATATTTTTCCGTGAAAGCGATGGTGTTCATCAACTCCATACGGCGAATTTCTGGATTAGAAATACTCGCCATCACCTTATCAATCAGGTCGATGCGCTCACCGGTTTCAATATTTTCTAACTGGCAGCTTTTGAGATATTCCAAATTAGACTGGCGACGGGCGAACACTTCGCGGATAGCCTGCTTACTGGCATAAGAAGACGCTGAAATATCCCGGCTAACATTACCGACAGCAATCAATAACGCTTCCCGCCAGCGGGTGCGCTGTGCTTTGAGTTTGCGCTCCCACCATTCAGGATTAACCAGACGTGACAGGCTGGCGATAGCAGAGGTGATATCTAACCGGCCTTTCAGATATTTGCGCCAGTGCATCGGAGTGATATTAAAAGCGCGCGCCATTCTGGCAAGATCGCCGTAAATACGAACCTGTATATCGGTCTGCAATAAAACGGCCCTGTCACCCTGATTAGCCTTAATGCATTCATCACAATGATGGTTGTACGCCACCATTAGCTCATCACCGATTTTGCGGGCAAAGCGGCGCAGCTCTTTATCATGCATTCCCGCGAGGCTGGCATAGGTTGGGGCATCAGTGGAAAAGCTCATTGATGCACTGAGGCGCATAACATTTTTACTATTGACCACCTGAATACGCGGCCAGATACGCTGGTCAAAAACAAACACCAGCCATTTATTAGCGTCGTTTAACCCTTTATTGGCTAACAGGTATTGATAGCGAGAAATAAACTGGCTACGCAGGAAGTGGGGCAGATTATTGATATTGGCTAAAACAGCTTGCCCCTGTATCAGTTGTTCACGGGTAAGCGGTCTTTGAATGCCGGGCAAAGTTTCGCGCGGTTTGCTGCCGGGGTAGGTATAGGCAGGAACAGCAGCGCCGCTGCCCGGATAAGGCAACGGCGGAGTTGGGGTAATACGGCCACGGATAGAGATACTCACTCCTCACCTGCACCATGCTCTATAGCCATAATTACAGCCCATTAACTTTTAATGTAAGACACAAAATAACCAAGCCAGCCCCGCATATAGCTGGCAACATGATGTGAAAGAAAATCCAAAGACTTAATTTCATTATTTCACCTTGGTAATAAGTCAGGAGAGTGAAAATCTTTAAATCCTTTTTCACATAATTCAGCAAGGCGTTTAGTTTCCTCAACCAGTGCCGAAATAGAATTAATGCCTGAACGATAAATACGATGATGAATTAAATCACTTACCAAACTAACTCTTGTCGGATAGTGAGCAATTACGGCTAACACCCTTTCATTTTCTTTAGTGAATTTAATCTCGTGAAGAACGAGCTTTGGAATGCGATTTAGAGTTCGGGTTGGCTCACGCAAAGTAATTGCGTAACGAGCATCAATGATAATCTCGTCAGTCATCAGTGTTGCGCCTGCGCTTGGTTGAGTATTCCCTCTGCTACTTGGTTAAGCAGCTCCGCCGCTTCTACGCCGTTCAGCTCTCGGTTTAGAATTTGATTAGCAATTTCATCTAGACGAAATGAAACTAGCGCGGCCTGATTTTTTCTTTCATCCATGCGCGCTTCATTAAGCATTAGTTCCATTGATTCCACTGACATCATTGTAACTGTGCGCTCACTGCCCGACTTGGCAGGGTCTACACCCATCCATATTTTTTGTGCTGAATTTTGCATAGATAATTCCTGTTTTTAGGCAATACGAAACCCGGCGAGTAGAACGCCATATATTGCGACTTTGGTTAATTAGTAATATTTAGTGTGCAGTCATCATTACTAATAAATGGTGGTAACGAACGAGTAAATTCAATCAAGTAATTTAACGCTTTAACAACAGACTCTCTTTCTGCCAGTGTTAACTCTGAAAACTGCATATTCACATGACGATTTTTTAAACCAGCATGAAAACAAATTGTTTTACGCAAATGCGCAGGCGATTTATCAAAAGCCTCTTGAGCAAGATTTTTTCTATGGCGTAAATACTTTTCTTTAAATTCAGTAATTGCGGCAATGCCCGTCATTCTTAATTTTTCAGATTCAGCTAATTGCAACATATAGCCTCCAATTAACGCCCGAATAAACGGCGTAATATTGGTGTCTTCTTTGCAGAGGACAATTCTTGTAAAAGCGCCTTTTGATTACTTCCCGGCTTCCAGCGCTGGCCGTTCTTCAACTCCAGCACACCGTTACCGAAATGGCGCAGGTTTACCGGGCTTTGCTGTTTTAACAATGGGGCAATAGAAATAATCATAAAGACACCTCAGCTCAAACCGGCGACAGCACTCAATCCGCTAATAACATCAACGGTTGAAGCAAGCGCAGGGGTTGACTGAATGCGACATTGCACTGTCAGGCCAATCAGTGACAGGTGGCGAATCGCAGTATTGACGGTATCCAGCAGAGAGGATTTGCGGGAAGCGGTCTTATGGTCGCCTTGAACGGCGGCAGCGGCAATCAAGCCAACAGCAGCAGTAGCATGTAACGCATAAGTTGGGATATTACCGGCACAGGCTTCATTGACTGGCACCGATGGCATGCAATTGATTTGGGCCAACATGGCATCAATCAAGCTGGCGTCTTCTGTTGCATCTGTGACCGCAAGCAACTCAGTAACAGTAAGCTGGTGCGGTTGCTCCGGGTTGAGCTTGTTCCGTAACGTTTGCGCATTCATATCCAACTGTTTCGCCAACTGCGTCAGATTATGGCGCGTTGGAAACTGGCGGCATGCATTGTCAAAGTGCGGATGTTTAGAAACAGAAAAATCAAACATGGTTAGAGTCACCCTAAAGATTCAGAATGAATTAAACAGAAAGCGAAATGTTGCACCCAGAAAGGGCCTGTACGATTAACTTGGCCATGTTGACTTCAACTGCGGCCTTTGGCTTATCACCTTTCGGTTTTATTGGTAATCGGCCATCAGCAACCATGTCTCTTGCTGTTTCAATTGATAAGGAATGTAAACGACAATACTCAGCAAGGGGCAAATAAGGCGTAGGGATGACGATTGTAATGTTTGGTCTCATGGGGCATGATCTCCGGTTAAGTTAAGCTCACTAATATTCACCAATATTCACTAATGGTTAAGTCTCAAACCGGAGATTACTTAACTAATCGTGAATAGTCAACGTGGAATCATCGAAATGTTAAGTGTAAATTTTGAAACAGGTGGGGGGGAAGTCCTCGACAGGATCATTGAAGCGTATGGTTTCACATCAAAAATTGACTATTGCAATCATCTAAATGTTTCTGCTAGTAGCTTATCTATGCGCTACAAGCGCAACATTTTTCCATCAGACTTAGCTATCAGGTGCATAGCTGAGACTGGTGTCAATTTGGAATGGCTTGTTACTGGGGCGGGTAGAAAATTTGATGATGGACAGTTAGATATTTTCAAAATACCTAAAAAGAAACTGATTGATGGGCAACTATTTGATGCTAACTACTTAATGTTTGATAAGGCTTTTTTTCTTCCATCTCAACCACAGATGAAAGAGCCACAAGTAATCCTTGATGGTGAAATCCAATATATCGCTGACTGTAAATTTGCAGAAGTGTACGACGGTAAATGGCTAGTAGATATTGAGGGAAAAATCAGCATTCGCGACTTAACTCGTATCCCGATTCGGAGAGTTAGAGTTAGTGGTGTTGGCATGGCGTTTGACTGCGAGTTAGATGATATAAAAGTATTAGCCCGTATCGTAATGACTTGCTCTTAAAACCAGAAATTTAAAGGATTCAAGCATGATTAATTCTAAAATCCCTGAATCTAAAGAGTTAGGTGTGCAATGGCTGTAACAAAACTCGCTACGGGGAAATGGCAAGTACAGTGTTTCCCTAATGGACGGGATGGGCGACGAATACGAAAACAATTCTCGACTAAAGGGGAAGCGTTAGCGTATGAGCGCCATGTCAAAGATGAAGCCGAACAAAAACCGTGGTTGGGCGACAAGCAGGACAAGCGAACTGTTTCTGATTTAGTTGATACATGGCATAGAGCACATGGCGTCACATTAGAAGACGGTGATAGAAGAAAAGATGCAATGACCTATGCCTATGAGTCTATGGGTAAACCTTTAGCGACTGAGTTCAACGCCAAGCTGTTCTCTCAGTATAGAGAGAAACGTTTAAGCGGAGAATTGCAGCGTAATACACGGGTAAAAAAAGTTAGTCCACGCACTGTCAATCTTGAGCTGGCTTATTTCAGAGCCATGTTTAATGAGTTAATTCGACTGGATGAGTGGAAAGCTGAACACCCTTTAAAAAATGTTCGCCCCTATAGAACAGATGAGAGTGAAATGGCGTTTCTTCGGTTAGAAGAAATTGACACCCTCTTGAAAGAATGCGCTAACAGTAGCGCCAGCGATTTATTGACCGTGGTTAAAATCTGCTTAGCAACCGGGGCCAGATGGTCTGAGGCTGAATCATTATCACTGTCTCAAATAACTAAAGACCGGATCACATTCATTAAAACTAAAGGCAAGAAAAACAGAACAATCCCGGTTAGCGAAGAATTAATAAAATCAATCCCTAAAAAAGAGTCTGGCGAACCGCTTTTCGTATCCTGCTATTCAGCTTTTAGAACTGCATTAAAACGGGCAAAAATTAACTTACCGGCTGGTCAACTATCCCATGTGTTACGGCATACTTTTGCCAGCCATTTCATGATGGCGGGCGGTAATATTTTGGTACTACAAAGAATACTGGGACATACCGATATAAAGATGACAATGCGTTACTCCCATTTTTCACCAAACCACCTCAACGAAGCTATAGATTTCAATCCGCTGAATCTGATAGAGATTGGCAGCAAAATGGCAGCAGAGGAAAGTAACCCTCACTAATATTCACCAACATTCACTATGTAAGTTATTGATAGCGTTGTAACTCATTGATTTTAAAGGCCCACGCACTGGACTCATAATCGCTTGGTCACTGGTTCAAGTCCAGTAGGGGCCACCAAATAAAACAAGGAGTTAGATGAGAAATCGTCTGACTCCTTTTTATTTGGTTTGAATACGTGATTACGCTACCCAAGATAGTAATCGCAAAAAGGGGGGTAGTTCTCACCAACACCCCAAACGTCAAAGAAGAAAATAAGATTCAAGGATAAATTTTATATTTCTCGCGTAACTTCAGATAATTATCAAGATCGGGCTGCCAGTTAGACTCCAGATAATTCACGGTCTCATCGACAGTTAATTTCTTCTTATCTGCTTCCTCCATTAATTTAACCAGATTGCGCGTACCTGTTAATTTAGCCAACCAAGTAGGTCGTATTAGAAAATACTCTTCCTGATGTTTCAGATAATTGGCCTCTCTCTGTGGGGAAAGAACCATAGAATAACCCACATCTTTAAATTTAAACCACCATTCAACAAAATAACGTATCGTCGGCTTAATATCGGCTATATTGACGGCAGTAAATTTTTCGCCACACACTTCTTTGCCCGCTTGCGGCCAACCTGTTTTCTGCTGGTTAATATCTACGTGATAGCAGGTGTTAATATAAAACTTTCTGGATGGGAAACCCAACTGCTCAAAGGGATAGTCTGAACCTCGACCCATATTAATACTGGTTGCTTCAAATACTCCCAAAGAAGGGTAAAGCTGAATAGCCAAATCACTGCGTAAATTTGGCGAAGGTCTTACTGGCAATAAATAAGGCGAATTATGTGTGTAATTGCCCATGGCGATAACAGTCAAATCTTCTGGGGGAAACTGGTAAGCTTTGATACCAAATGCCTGCCAATTTGAATCATTGAAATGTGTTAACCACCCCTCATTTATTATCATACGAGCAAACTCCCCAGACGTCAGCCCGTGCACCATAGGGACAGGATGCATACCAATACCTGAAATGTTCTTCTCTTCAAGAATTGGCCCATAAACATGGTTTCCGAGTGGGTTCGGCCGATCAAATACCATAAATTGTTTATGATACTTTTGCAGACTTTCTAACATATGATGCATGGAAATAGTGTAGGTAAAATAACGAACACCAACATCCTGTAAATCATAAATAACGATATCAACATCAGATAGCTGCGCTTCAGTGGGATGTGCCCTCATTCGCCCATCTTTATCTCTTCCATATAAAGAAATAATAGGAAGACCACTCAGTTTATCGATGTGATTATCATCCCCTAATCCGGCATCTGCATTTCCACGGATACCGTGCTCAACAGAGAATAATTTTGTCACTGTAAAATGGAATTTATTCTGCTCAGATAACAATTTGTCGATGGTATGACGTCCTTCCTTGTTAATCGAGCTTTGGTTGACCATTAAGCCAATACGTTTATTTTTAAGTAATGGCCCATAAACATTTTCCTGGTCAACGCCTAAAATAATTTCTTGGGTAACGCTGGCATGGCCAGCAGTTATAATAAATAGCCCATACAGACATAATAATATTCGCAGGAAATATCCCAT